AAGCCATACCTCGCCTTTGTCGGTGTCGATATTCAAACCTCTAACGATTGCGTAACTCATTGGTGTCTCCCCCCTCGGGCCGCTTGGCCTGTTGTGGCCCGCCCGGTTGGGGCGGGCCTTTGGGTTTGGTTGCTTGGCCTAGTTGGTCCGGTAGATGAAAAATTCCCCGCCTTGGTGTTCCTCGCCGTCGTAGCTGGAAAGGCAATGGCCGCGCCCGTCCATCCGTGCGTCACGTTTCCAGGCGTCACGGTCAAAATAGCTTTTCATGTTCTCGGGAATTTCCAGGCACTCGTCAATGTAGTTTTCCAGGCTCTCGTCTTGCGCTTCGTCGGCCTCTTCGTCGGTAAGCACCATAAACTCCTGCCCGGTGGCGGCAAATTGGTTGTCGCCTTCCTCGTCCACGTTCGACGGGTCAACTCCCAGATGCTCGGCAAGGGCGCGGGCCTTTTCCGGCTCGTCGTGCTCGTCGGGGTCAAAATCGCCCGCTTCGGTCAGGTCTGAGGGGATGGACTCCGCAAGGGCGCGGGCTTCGGTTGCCTGTTTCTTCCAAGTGTCCCGGTAGCGCTCCATTTCTTCGGCAACTATGGTCTTGGTCATGTCGAAAATCACCCCGTCCGGCATTCCTTGGCTGATTTTGCGCTGGCTTTTGTTGTCAAGCCGGTCGACGTGCCAGTAATCGGCCAGAATTCTGAAGGCGTCGGCCCACGTCCCGCCGTTTTTCTCAACATGGTTTTTGAAGTGGTAAAACCCGTTTTCGAGGGCATGCATCGGCTCCCCCGTCTCCGCGCTGGAAAGGTGCAGGGCGTTGAGCGGTGCAAACCGGGGATCAATGGCGGCGATTCTGTCACCACATGCCCCGCTTGACCCGTCCACGTTGCCGGTCAAGGAAAAATAGCCGTCCTCGTCTGTGAAAACTGCCGTAAATTTGTTGTGCTTGTAAGTCTTTTCCATGGTTGCCCCCCCCCTGTTGTCGTGCGTTGCGTTTTAGGTTAGTCGCTCACGCCTGCCCATCGTTGCCGGTGGGCAGGATCAACGGCTAAAAAGGGTTGTCCCAGTTGTTGTAGGCATGGTCGGAAATCTCGCCGTCCTTGCAGAGTCCGTCCGTGTAGTCGCTGAAATCTTCGCGGAGGGCAATGTCGTCGTTGACCTTTGCCTTGATGGCGTCAATGGTGTAGCTGATGGTTGACCGCTGGCAGTCCTCGTAGATGTCGCAAAACATCTGCAAAACCGTGTCATAGTCCAAAAAGTGGCTGTTTTCTTCCTCGTAGTCCTCAAGGATCTGGTTGTTGAAGTGTTCGGAGACGACTTCATAAATGCCGGGGATGGAAAGCAGGTCAATTTCGTTTTCAACGTATTCTTGGAGCCTTCGGTCAAAATCTTCGGTCGTGATTTCCGCGTATGCCTCTTCCATGGTGTAACCTCCTGTTTTGTCCCGCGTTATGGTTTAACCGCTCACCAATGGCCCCGGTCAAGGGGCGCAGGGTCAGGGGCTAAGCCTTGCCGTTTGGCCATGTCGGGGTTGATTCGCAATGCTTTGACCGCATGTCAAGCCGCCCGCTATTTGTTACGAGGAAAACCGTATTTTTGAGCCACTCCTCATCGGTGGCGAATTGCAAAGGGTACGGCTTGCCGTTTGGCCGTTTTTCCTTCACCCAATACGGGGTATTGTCGCCGGTAAATCGGTAGACATAGGCTGCAAGGACGTGGCGCCTGTCTTGGGGCGAAAGCTGCGACCCTTTTTTGTGCTTGGTTTCCATTGGCCTTGCCTCCTATGCCCCCGGCATACCGGGGGCGGTTTGTGGTTATTTGTAAAATCGTTCCCCATAGTTCCAGTCGTCGCAGACTGCAATTGTGCCGATGCATCCGTCGAGATCCTCGCTGAAATAGTCCACGATGCCCCAAAAATCATTTGAGAATGGGCGCGGCTTGATGCTGCGGTTTTGAGTCAGGTTCCAGTTGGTTGCGATTTTCGTAACGCTGTGCCTTTTGATCGCAACAGTTGTCAGATTCTTACGGGTCTGTACAAATTCATCCCGTGCGCCCTTGGACTCAAAAACATAAACCGTCCAGTCGTTTGAAAATCCATGGCTTGACTCTGATCCGTGGTCACTTTCGGCTGCGTAGTGTCTCATGATTCACCCCTTCCTATGCCCCGGCGAACCGGGGGCGGTTTGTGTGGTTGTTCAGGCTATTGTTTTAGTCCACCAGATGTTGTCGTATCCATGCGGCCCGTGTTTCTGCCTACAACACTCGCCGGGATGACCTTTTTCTCGGGTGCAGCAAACGTCAAGGGACGTTTCGAATCGTGGGGCTTTCGATCCACATAGGGTGCAATCGTGATCGTAAATATTTCCCTGGTAGTTACATTTAACGTCCATGCCACATACCCGGCATGTGGTGAAATAGCCCTGAATCGTTCCGTCTGGTAGAATGTCTCCCATGTCGTTCCCTCCTATGTTTTGTGTGCTGTTACCCATTAAGGATTGCAACACCTATGCCAAAAGGTGCAAAATTGAGAAGATTTCACAATATGCTGGAATGATTGGTAAATAGTGCAATGCACCGGCAGGCAGGCAACGCGGCGGCAGGCTGTTATGATGCCTGAGATTCTGAATTTTGAACCGGTGTTTTTGGGAATGGGGATATATGGAGTGATTTAGGGAGGTTAGAGCGATTTGCCCAGGTTTATGGATTTGAACTTTGTCAATATGTTGGTTTATAGAATTGAACACCCCCAACATCTTGTGGTTTAGGCGTCGGAAAGCGTGACAAGTGCGGGCAATGGCCAGCCAGACCCCAGAGCACAATATATTGTAAAATAATTCGGCTCCCCGTCGATATGTCGTATCAGTACCCTTGCAAGCCCCGGTTTATAGAGATAAATTAATAACTATCAAGGCAGGCGGCGGGCTCCCCCTCCCCCTTGGCACCGCAAGCCCGCCGCCTGTCACTCTCCCTCCTGGACGAGTCGGGCCAGATCACAGGCCCGACCGTCAAACGGGGCAAAATGGAGATTTTTCTCGTATCAATAGCGGTAATCGTCACGGCCTGCGTAGCTTATCGAGTAGGGCAAAAACGGGGATACAAGGCAGGCAAAGAGGCGGAAAACCAACGGATAAGGCTTTTAGTGGCCAAGAAAGAGGCGCGGAGACGATGACCGAACAGGCAACGGCATTCGTACCCAGGCAAGAAGCAAGGCCAACCGGGTCACTTTTAGACCTCCGCCAAGACTGCCCAAAGTGCAAAACCGCTTTTGCCATGGTCCCAACGCGCCCATTTGGTTGGGTATGTGAAAAGTGCGGAGCCAGGAGAAGCGGGAAGCTACCCGAAGGAGTGCGAGCCCTTCACCTATCGGCAGAGGATTACAGATGGACGCAAGCCTAAACTGCCCGAACGGTTGCGGCGAAATGAAACCCGAGACATTTAGAACAGCCACGACCATTCACGGCATACAGATCACCCTCGACGCTCAAGGCTATAAATGCCCTGAATGCGGTTTAGAAGCTGCCACCCAGGAGCAGGCCGGAACGATGCAAACAGCCATGATGGCCGGAATCAGAGCCAACGACTACAAGCGGCGGTGTCTGGTAACTGGCAATCTATGCGGAACCGACACGCGCCCCGTAGGTCAGCCGTGCCCGTGTACCCATTGCAGACAGATCCTCGATCCCGGAAAAGATTACCCGGCAAGCCCTGAAGAGCGCAGGCAATACCGAACCGAACAACAGCTAAACGCCCACACCATCAAGAATGGGCTATCACAACAGACAGTTGACGCAATCCACCACCCATAAGCACGACCAAAGACACGCCAAAGAGGCGAGCATGACGAAGGAAGGCACCCAGCAAGACACCCCACCAGACAACCTTGGCCACCTTGTCAAAGACTCAACCCCAAAATACACCAGCATTCACCACCTCCGGGAACTGATCACAATAAAGGGGCACAATTGCACAGAGGCAGGCGCCATTCTTGGAATATCCCGCCAAGGCGCATGGGAACTCTGCAAGCGCCATGGAATCCAGACCCGGACGGATCTACAGCGGTTTAAAGACCAACGGGCTGATTTAATTGCAGCAAAGGCCGACCAGCTTCTGAAATCCTTGACTGAGGACGACATAAAAAAGATGCCCGCCGCCTCCCGCGTGGTCAGTTTCGGCATTTTAACCGACAAAGAACGGCTGGAACGTGGCCAGGCGACATCAATCGTCGGCGCCGATGACCTATCCGACGAAATAACCAAAAGATCCAAGCAAATCAAGGAGATGGAAGAATCTTTAGCCGCTGACGGCCTGCTCAGCGACGTGGTGGCAGCTACCGAGGGCCAGGATGAGGGGGAAAATGGGGCCTAAAACCGGAAAATGGGGGATTTTGTAAGTGCCTGAATTGCTAACGATTCTTTATCATGTTGCACGGGCGGGAGACTCGGTTCCGGCGCCTCCTCATATAGGAGGCCAGGGACCGCTGGCAGGGCGTGAATTGCGCCACTTTCGGACTATTGATCCGAAGGTCACTGAATGTGCCAATGGCTCGATTACCAAGCAAAGCAACAGGTTAGGGCATACAGCAGCACAGGCTCTAACGGCTCAACGTGGCTGTGTACCTACAGCGTACCCAAACACAGGGGAACGGGCGGCAGGCTACCAGGGCAGGCAGCACACGGCCACACCTACACCAGCCACCGCCACAGGTCAAGGCCAGCAGATCAAGGAACGCGATCCTTTTTTAGGGCGTGAAATCCGAGGGGGTGGGGGGCCGGAAAAAGTTTTGCCGCTGTACCATATCTACTCCCCCACACCACAATTTTTCAAAAAGGCACCCACAAAAGCCCACTCACCCACAAATTTTAACCGTGAGGCACGATGATTCGGCCCCAAATATATAAAAAATCGCCAAAAAGGCCCAAATCGCTTTCCAATCAGAAAGCCCTTGCAACCCGTTGGTATCATGGCAGATAAAAAACCAAAGTCACGTTTCCCCACGGGTGGGAGACTCAATATTTCAAAACGACTTTCCAATCGGAAAATAAAAGGCTCTCAAATATTCCAATAGCATAATCGAGCTACAATGCAGCTACATAGGGGGTACGAAATGAGCGAGTGGCAAACGATCAAACGCAGCGACGAACTTCCGGTGGCGTCTGACCTGTGCGAAGCGGCCATAGACCGCGCCATGGAATTTCTACCGGAGTCGAAGGCGGCATCTTTTTTCGGGCTTACTGACGTGGTTACACTCAGCGTTGCATCCCAATCTGTTGGAGAGGCGATGCTGCTTTCCCTGAAAAAGACGAATGATGGTCGGGGGATTTCTGTTCGGCTGAATTGCGAATACAACCCGGATGAATGGTCTGTCGAGACGCTGCGGTGCGATTTTGACAGGAAAATTGTCACTTACTACGCAGTCCATTCACCCGACGCGTGAAACCAAAAGAGGAATCCCCAAAGGAGGGAGTATGACACCGAACGACATTGAAATCTTGATACATTGCCACACTTCATCGGCAGACCACCCCCGGAAAGGTGCCCCCGCCGTGGTCCTTGCGTTCAGGGGTTTAGAGAAAAATGGCCTGATTGAATGGTGTGACCGCGAGTGCTACCACACGACGGATAGGGGCGTGGCGCATGTCCAAGTTTTATGCTCAACCCCCTGGCCCGAGAAGGCGTGGGTCGATCAAAACGGGAACGTCATAGGGGCATGCCACACGCAAAAGGAGGCCCCATGAAAAAAGTCCTGCTCAAAGACATCGTAATCCCTGCCGGTACAATCTTCTCGGATGCGCCGACAAAGACGGTGCGTTCAGGTCAATTCATCGACGTTGTTTTCAGCCTATCCAAAGACACCTACGGCACCGCTGAATATTGCCTTGACGATTTTGGCGAGGACGTAAACGAGTGGTTTGGCGACATCGCGGGGGTGGCATGAAACTCTGGCACTCAACACGAATCGGCCCCAACTCACCAGCGAACACACAGGCCCTTCTGCGGCGTCGTTTCATGGTCGAGATGTTCACGCGCTGGTGTGAGGTAAACACGCCCTGTCGTATTCCTGGGGAGTTTGAGAGGGTGTTGGGGGAGGCGATCAATGGCGTGTAGGCTTCCCGACCCCGAAATGTACGCCAAAGCCGCGAGACTTCCGTTAGCGAAGTTGCTTCGGCGGTATTACATCGAGAGGGACTGGCAGGCCGAAGTGCTGTGGGCCGAAACGCAAGCCGAATGGGATTACCTTGATATGCGCGACTGTCTTAGCGGGGAGTTCTATTGACTAAAACCGAAGACCCCAGATTAGCCCAATACCGTCAGCTTCAGGAAGAGCAGGCGCGGGATATGGCCGCGCTTCGGAAATACAGCCAGGACAACAAGCTCGAATTTTTCACCGAACCCGACGAGGAACCCGACCCCCACAAGACGCTGACCATCCCGAAACAGAACCCGCCGCAACGATTGATGATTTCCGCGTTTATGGACTTAGATTATAGAATACTTTGCTTTTCTGGTGGCAACAGATCGGGAAAAACGTCTACTGGCGCAATCCTTGCACTAAGTGTCGCGTTTGGTAAACTTTTGTGGAATAAGCAAAAATTGATCTTTCCCCACAACAAACCGCGCAAAGTAAGAGTGATCGGACAGGATTGGGAAAAGCATGTGAGCCGGGTTATCGTTCCCGCCTTGTACGAATGGTGGCCGCTTAATCGCCCGAGGAAAATCAAAAAGAACAGCCTGGGCGTTGAGGCGTTTTGGACCGACTTGACGACAGGCTCAACCATCGAAATCATGTCCGACCGGCAGGACACAGATTTACACGAAGGCTGGCACGGCGATTGGGTCTGGCCAGACGAACCTATCAAGAAGGAAATCTGGAAAGCCAATGCCCGTGGTTTAGTTGACAGGAAAGGCAGGGCGTTTTTCGGAATGACCCTTCTAAAACAGGCGTGGATTGACCGGGACATTATCCGGCGTGTCGATGAAAAGGGCCAACCCGATACAACGGTATTCTCTGTAAATGCGACCATCTATGACAATGTAGGCTACGGCATCACCATTGAAGGCGTCGAGCAGTTTGAAAAAGAACTCGATGAGGACGAAAAGAAATCCCGCCTTTACGGCATCCCTGCCTACAAACAAGGCCTAGTCCTTTCCGATTTTGACCGCAACAAACATATCAAGGAGCGATTCCCGATCCCCACCGATTGGCCGGTTGACATTGCCATCGACGTTCATCCGAGAAAAAAACAGGCGATTCTTTTCACAGCGGTCAGCCCGAGAAACGACCGGTACACATGCTTTGAAATCTGGGAGAATGGAGACGGCACGGCGGTCGGCAATATGATCATTCGCCTCGTCACCCGCCATGCCTTGAGGGTCAACCGGGTCATCATAGATCCTTTAGCCAAGGGCGACAAGAACAATCCCAACACGACCTTTGATAAGGTGGAGGCTGTTTTAAACCGGCACGACTACATCCTCGAAACCGCGACGAAGGATAAATCATCCGGCATCCTTGAAATGAACAAGGGATTCAAGGGGCCGAATAACGAACCATCTTGGTTTGTGTTCAAGGACTGCGTTCGGACAATCCACGATTGGGAAGGCTGGATGTATATCGAAAAGGGCGACGATACCGGAAAACCGTCGAAAGAAGAAGACGATTTTTGCGAGAACGGATACCGGACAGCCCTCCTTGGCACAGAATACGTCCCGCCCGAGGAAGACGACTACGGTGTGGACGCTGACGAGGACACGGAAGTTTGCGTGGTGACGGGGTATTAAAAGGAGGCACAATGAAGATTCTCGCTGAAAGTGGTGAGGTGAAGTCGATAGTGTTTTGCTGTGACAGTATGAGCCATCTCCACGGCTTGCTTGAGTCCCACATAAACCTGTACGACGCAGCAGACCCATACTTCGTCATGCTCACAGTCCCGGCAGGCGTGGAGCAAACATATTTTAACTTTTGCCCGTTCTGTGGGGCCAAGATCGAGGTACAATGAAAAACGAACCAACCGATCTATCCGAATCCAGCCTCGAAGAGGCTCTGAGGCGAATCGAGAAACACATGGCCGGTCGAGGGGAGAAGCTTTCCATACCGCCAAGATTCGTGACGGTACTCCACCCGGACGATGCTGAAACCGTGAGGCGATTGAATGAAACGCAAAACCCAAAGGAGAAACATGATTGATTCGCACCATCTTAGCCGCCGGGGTTGCCCTGTTGCTCATTTCCTGTGCTTCCGGCGAAGCGACCAAACGACCTGAACCGTGTCCGCCAATCGACGTTATTCTGAATACGCCAATGGGTCCGATCATATTCGAGAAGGGCGAGTGCGACACGGAAAGGTTCCAGAAATATCGGGCGAAGATGGAAAAGATGGAGCGGGACGCCGATTTGGAAACGCGGATTGAGGGCGGGATATGAGCGTGGCCAAGAGGCCTGAATCAGTCAAAATCGGCGCCCATAATTTCAAGGTCGCATGGCCCCATAACTTCGGCCCACGGGGCAAGTATTTTTCAGGCAGAGGCGCGGAGGGGTCAAAATGGATATAGATTATTGGGACTGTGAGTTTGAAGAAGCCGACCAGATCAACCTTGGGTCAACCGACGAACCCGACTATGAGTGGGTTTACGGGTGCCGCCACCCTGTGGGAGATGGCGTGTGCCACTTAAATAACAAATATGCCGGGGCCAAAGACGATTGCAAATTGCTCGATTAGGGCAATCCCCCGTTTTCAACTTGACAACCCTCTTTCAACATGATAAGAACCACAACAGAAGGATTTCATATTGACACCTGACCGTTCAGAAACGAATGGCATCACGATTGAAATCACCATTCCAAGGGATCTTGAGCGGTCGGACATCGCCACCCTTTTAAAGAGGGTGGCAGGGTTCATCCAGAAAATGGTTGACAAGATAGGCCGGGGGGAACCGGTCTAAGCAGCGGGTTAGTGGTGTAACGGCAGCACAAGTGATTCCAAACCACTCGGTCGGGGTTCAAATCCTCGCTAGCTCGCCAGCAAAAAACATAGCCCAGCCTGACCCACGCGAAAGCCACGGCAGACTGAAGCCAGACCACGCGAAAGCCACGCCTGGAGTCGAAGTTTTGACTTCATCCGTGGTTTTTTTGTGGTGGGCATGGAATTTACACCAGAAGAAATACAGGAAGCCGATCAACAGGTCTTAGCCGAAGCCGAAGCCGAAGCCGCTGCAAGGGCAGAGGCCGAGTGGAGCGCAGGCGAAGCCCTCGAAGCCAAACGGATGATGGTCAACATCGCATCCGATATGAAGCAAGACACCCTAGACGCAATAGGCCGTAGGGTTTCTGACGATTACGACATGGATAAGTCGAGTCGCAGCGATTGGGAAAAAGAACAGGCCGACATCCTTGAACTTTCCAGACAGCTATCCCAGACCAAATATGTAGGCGGGGCACTCAGGGCCAACGTCAAACACCCCATCTTACAAATCTCGCTCATTCAATTCCATGCAAGGGCATACCCCAACATCATTAAAGGCAGAGGGGTGGTCAAGGGCAGGGTGATTGGGCGCGACAAAGAAGGCATGAAGGCAGCGCGGGCAGGCAGAATGTCCACGTTTATGAACTATCAGTTCCTTGAGGAAATCCCCGGCTGGGAAGAGGGCATGGATCAGGCCACGATGATCCTTCCCCTTAATGGGTGCGTTTTCAAGAAAACCTTTTACGACGGCGATACGATTCAAAGCGAACTCGTCTTAGCCGAAGACCTCGTAGCCAATTATTACACGAAAACCGTAGAGACGGCGAACCGACTCACACATAGGGTTTGGCTCACACCGAATGAAATCGAGGAACGAATCCGGTCAGACCGGTTTCTGGACTTTGAATACCTCCCCTCCCAGAGCGATTCCGAAGAACACGACATTTCAGACGAAGACGCCCCGCATGAATTCCTTGAGCAGCACCGCTGGCTGGATTTAGATGACGATGGATACCAAGAACCCTACGTTGTCACGGTCCACGAACAGACCAAAAAAGTCGTCAAGATTTTCGCAAGGTGGGAAGCCGCCGACGTTCTGCTAAACGACAAAGATAAAATCGCCAAGATCAAGCCCACCCATTATTTCACCCAATATACCTTCATGTACTCCCCGGATGGATCGTTTTACCGCATGGGTTTTGGTGCGCTTCTCGCTCACATTGCCCACACGATGAACACGACCATCAACCAGCTTTTAGACGCCGGATCAAAGGCAAACGCTGGTGGCGGGTTTATTGGAAAAGGGCTTGGGTTAGGTAAGGGCGGGACGATTACCGTCAAAGATGGCGTGTGGCAGTACGTCAAACATTCCGGCGACGATCTGAGAAAGAATCTTGTCCCGTATCCGCTTCCCCAACCATCTCAAGTTCTTTTCAACCTTCTCGTCCAGATGGAGCAATGGGCCAAAGAAATGGTGTCGATGTCAGACGCTTCCCTTGGCCAGAATCCCCCCACGGATCAGCCAGCCACTACCACGCTAGCTGTTTTGGAACAGGGCATGAAGGTCTTCACCGCGATCTACAAACGCATCCACAGAGGACTCAGGGGCGAATCTGCAAAAGTCGCCCGTCTGAACAGTCTCTATCTCAACGAGAAGGAATACCAAAACATTGTCGATGATGACAGGGCCGTGAAATCCGATTGGCGCCTGGACAACAAAGACATCGTTCCCGTTTCAGATAGCGCCGACCTGTCAGACGTTCAGCGGATTGTCAAAGCCCAAGCACTGATGGGCATGAAGAACGGCTTCAACGACCGCGAAATCGACAAGAGAAACTTTGAAGCGATGGGCATTGAAGACGTTGAAAAGCTCATCCCGCCTGACGATTGGCAGCCGCCCCAAGACCCGAAGATCGAAATCGAGAAGATGAAAGTCGAGAACCAATCTCGGGAGATAAAAGACAAGGAGAATAACACGCTTATCACGGCGTTTTCCGCAAGGTGGAAAGCGAACGAGATCAAGTCGAAGATCGTTTTGAATTTTGCAAACGCAGAGGCGGCAGAAGAGGGCGCTCAGTTAGACGAAATGACCGCCCGAAAAGACATGCTGGAACAAGAGGTTCAGGCTTTAGACAGCCTCATAGGGGGTTTGGTTGGAGATAACAAAGGAGCAATGGGGCCAGTGGGGGGCGCACCCGGTAACGGCGGCGGTGCGGGAAACGGTCCAGGGCTTGCGGGACTGCCTGGATCAGATGGGATGGCGGCAAGTGGTGGACAAGGAGTCGGCTGACAAGACGCTGGCGAACCTGTCTGAGCTTGACGGCCAGATCAAAGGCATTGATTTCATTTTAGAAATCGACAGGGAAACAGTGATCGAAGCAACCAGTAAAGGAGAAGCGAATGAGCTTACCGAAGTGGTTCCCGGAGGGGAGTAACATTCTGGTCAAGCCAGACGAGACGGAAGAAGTCACGGAGGGCGGGATCATCATACCGGACATCGCCAAGAAAAACGAAACGATTGTTTGTACCACCGGGCGCTTGGTCAAAATCGGGCCTGCAACCGACCTGTGTGCTTACGACAAAGACGGGAACCCGGTGACGGTCAAGCCTGCCATGCTCCCGGTTCGGATTTTTTACCCAAGATACGCCGGGGTGGAAATCATCCATGACGATGAAAGCAGGCAGCGCACCGTCTACCGACTCATGCTTGAGAAAGATCTCGGCATGTTTCTAGAGGAGGTCAACAGTGTCGATTAAAGCCAGAATTATCACAACCGGAATCGTGAAGATCACAGACGGCGGGCCGGTCGAAGTCATTGGCTGCTACGCCGAAAACATGACTGAAAACGAAAGAAACATCGAGGCGCTTCTTAACGCAAGCTACAGAATCGGGCTTGAGATCACGCGGGTTCGGGCCAAAATTGCGGCCATTCCCAAAGCCACAAAGAAAGCCAAAAAGAAATCCTAAAGAGAGGAAACCATGGCAGAGGAAAACGGCACAGACGCCGAGCACGAAGGGACGGACCCAAAGGTTTCAGATGAAGTGAGAGCACAAATCGCCAAGGAAACCAATGAGGCGACTGCAAAGAAGATCGGCTGGAACCCTGATTTTGAAGGCGAAGACGCCCTGGACGCCGAAACCTACATTGTCAAAAGCCGGGAGATTCAGGACACCCAGCGCAAACAGAAGAAAGTGGCAGAGCATAAACTCGAAAATCTTGAAAGGCACGTTTACCAAATCAAAGACACGCTCGACAAGTCCTACCAGAGAGACATCGAATCGGCCAAGTCTGAAATTGAAGCACTCAAGAAAGAACGCCGAGCCGCTATCAAAGACGCCGATGTCGATGAGGTTGACGTGATCGACGCCAAGATCGACGCCGCGAACGAACGGACCAGAGCCCCGGAAGCCGAGCAGCCGAAGCCGAAAAAAGACCACCCCGACTTTACCGAGTGGCATGAGAAGAACGATTGGTATCTGAAGGACAAGGACCGCACCGAGTACGCGAACAATTTACACGAAGAGTTCATGAAAGACCCCGAAATCAGTGCCCTTTCGTATCCACGGTTTCTGAAAAAGATCGAGGCGGCTGTCAAGGCCGAGTTCGACAAAAAAGACCCTCCGCCCACACCATCGGGCGTTGAGGGCGCGGGAACAACGGTACGAGGTGGCAATAAGAAAGTCCTTACCGTTTCCGACCTACCGCCTGACGTTAAGGAGTCAATGCGACGGCAGATTCGGATTGGTGCGTATGACAACGAAAAGGACTTTATCAAAGAATACCAAAGGTTTGGGACATAAGGAGAAATCATGAGTGATCTTACCGTCAAGAAATCAGGAGAGCCGTTTGAGACAGAACAAGCGGCAAAGATGCGCCAAGGCGCTTTGAAGTCCGAGCATGAAAAAAAGGGAATAGCGACCGAAGTGGTCGAGGTTGAAGGAGGGTTTGCGCTCAAGAGCGTGGCTGTTCGCAGGAAGAAAAAGGGACACCTCGGGATGCGAAACGTGCTGACCGTGGAAGATAAAGACCCGAACTACCACTACCGATGGGTCAAAGACGATCCGAAAAAACCCGGCAGGGTGAAACAACTCGAAGCCAGGGACTACGAGATCGTCAGAGACAAGCACGAAGTCGGAGACGAGCGGGTCGAAGGTGTGACGCTTCCCGGTAGCGGGACGCGGATTCCATTCAGCGCCGGGACAACCGGTGTGCTGATGAGGATCAAAAAGGATTGGTACAAAGCGGACCAGGAAGAAAAGCAAGAAGAATTGGATGCTGTAGAGCAAAGGATGGTCGAGGAAAGGCAGAAAGACGGCCTCGTACCTGCAAATCGACTTTAAAGGCAGAGGGCTATCCTCTGCCGTATGGAGGATAGATAAATGGCTAACACTGACGCTCCTTCTGGGTTGAAACCCGTTGGACACATTACAGGTGGTCCCTGGAACGGGATGACCAATACCTATTACGTCGCCTCCGGTGACTCTTCCGCGATCTTTATTGGCGATGCCGTGAAGATTGGCGGTTCAGCCGATCCGACCGGGCGGTACGCCGACGTTGCCGTATGCGCGAGTGACGAGGTGATTCAGGGCGTTATGGTTGGAGTCGGCCAGCTTGGCATGGACTTCGACCCTGACAATCTTGATCTCAAATACCGCGCTGCTTCGACCAACACCTACATTCAGGTCGTTGACGACCCCACCGTCATTTTCGAGATTCAAGAAGACGGCACCTCCGCAGTCACGACCGTTGGAGTAAACGCCGACATCCTGTGTACGACCGGCAATACCGACACCGGCATTTCCAAACAGGAGCTTGACACCTCTTCGGCCACTTCCGCGACCTGCCAGCTTCGCATCCTGAGATACGTTGACCGCGAGGACAACGCTGTCGGGGCGAACGCCAAGATGCTGGTTCGCATCAACGAACATTCTGCGCTGTCCACAACTGGTGGATAAAGGAGGGCTGAAAAATGGTCATGACACGCGGTAATTTTTCCAAAGCCCTCGAAGGTATGACGCACAAGTTTTACGGGCTTGGATACAAGGAATATCCACTTGAGTATCCCCAGATCTTCGAGGTTCAGAAGGTCGATGGGGCTTTCGTTCAGGGAAGTGGCAGCACCGGGTTTGGTTTGGCTGTGAAGAAAAACCCCGGATCGAGCATTTCCTACGATGACGCTTCGCAGACGTTCACCGACACCTTCGTTTTTGAAGAGTGGGGGCTGGGCTTTATCATCACCAAAACCATGTGGGACGATGGCGTGGCCGAGAAAGTCGGCATGAACAAATCCAAGGCGCTTGGCCATTCCATGCGGTCAACCCAGGAGTATTTGTGCGGCAACGTCCTCAACCGGGCTTTCAATAGCTCATACACCTTTGGCGACGGCAAAGAGCTTTGTGCTACCGACCATCCGAAAACATCCGGCGGAACGTGGCGCAATGAACTTTCCACGGCTTCCGATCTTGATGAAGTCGCGCTGGAGCAGGCAAACATCGACATCGCAGCCTGGAAGACCGACCGTGGCCTTCCCTATGCGGTGAAACCCCGCAAGCTCATCGTCCATATGTCGGACGATGCCGACGCCTTCCGTTTGATGAACACCAAAAAGCGAGTCGGGACCGGCGACAACGATGTGAGTTACGTCGCCACTTCCGGGTTTCTGCCCGACGGCCACATGGTGTCCCATTACGTTTCCGACGAGGATGCGTGGTTCATCAAAACCGACTGCACCGACGGCCTGATCTACTTCGAGCGCGAAAAGGTCAGATTCTCCCCCGCCGCTGAGAACGATTTTGACACGGAGAACGCAAAGTTTAAATCGGTCTTTCGCGCAAAGGCAGGATGCTTCGACAAGCACGGCGTGTTCGGGTCCCCTGGCATCTAGCCACCTGCAATAACTACATAATCGCGCCGGGGGTAACTCCCCGGTGCCTCTAAACAGAGGTGCGATATGACCACAAGACACAACATTTCACAAGCTGACACCCTGTACCACGGAAAGGTCCGGTACGAGCTTTACAACAAAGACCAGGGGCTATCCAAGGGCATCGAGATGAGCCACGTCAAGCTCTGCGAACTCGGCGCCGTTGCGGCATTGGATGTAGACGCTCTTTGCGACGATGTTGACATGACTGCCAGCGGGGCTGTTTCCGTTTCTGGAACGCTTGCCACTGGCGGGGTTGGCACCATTGCCAGCCCGAGGGGGCTGTCTGTTACCTTCGCCGCTGGGACCACCGCAACGATTACCATCACCGGAACCGACGAGTACGGCGAAACGGTGGTTGAAGACATCGCCGGGACCGCTTCCGGCATCACCGCAGGGGTCAAAGCGTTTTCGACTGTCACTTCGGTAACGACTGACGAAGCCACCGCGACCGGCTCCCCTGTTAATGTCGGCGTTGGGGATGTCTTCGGACTCCCGTTCTATGTTGAAGACGCAGGGAAGGTTGTCAGCGTGTCCCAGAGCGGGAGCGCATTGGCCACCGGCCTCACCGTCACCGCTGGCGTCACGACCACGGCCACGGCCACCACAGGCGACGTGCGAGGAACCATCACCGGCCATACTGGAGATGCGTCCACCTACCTCACCGCTACCATTCTCATTGACGACCCCTGCACCACGAAAGCTGCCGCCTTCGGCGTTGCACAGTACGCAGGATAAAGGAGCCAACAGTGGCAGTTAAGAAAGCGAAACCGGCAAAAAAGCCAAAGAAACCGGTTGAGAATCCGAGAGCGGATAAATCAGTTTCGATACTTGGGATGGGCAGAAGTCTTCGCGATTACGTTGCCCTTTGTAAAAAAGTAGGGCACCCAAGGCGAATCTCTGACGAAATATGGGCAATCAACGACATGGGCGCGAGTTTCGTTTGCGACAGGATTTTTATGATGGACGACATCGTGGAGACATTGGGGCCGAAGTACGATTGGGTGAAGTCTCACCCTGGCCCCATCTACACGATAAAAGAGTATCCCGAGTACCCAGGCATGGTTGAGTATCCGCTTGAAGATGTAATCAACAACGTCAGATTCAGTTATTTCAATTCAACCGTAGCCTACGCTCTTGGTCTGGCAATCATGGAAGGGTGGGGAACCGTAAGGTTCTTTGGGATTGATTTCACCTATGACGACCTCCACGTTGGCGAAAAAGGAAGGGCCTGCGTTGAGTTTTTGATGGGCATCGCCGCAGAGCGCGGGGTTAATTTCGAGATTGCCCCCACCTCTACCCTGTTCGATGTGAACGTACTTCCCCACAGGAAAATGTACGGATACGTTGATCCGGTCCCCCAGGTCAGTTTTGTCGAGGGAAGGTGGAAGGTCGAGATGGTGAAAAGCCCCGACCCGGAACACCCCTTTTACGGCTACAAAGCACCTAAACCGGAAGCGCCTTAACTGGCGTTCTTAACTGAACGCTTTCGATTGGAGAAAAAATGAGCACACCGAAAAGATACCTTTCAGGAATTTCAAGCGTGGCATCCGACAATCCGCTGGGGATATTCCCCTACCTCGACCCGACCAAATGGGCGAGCAAATACGAGTGCTGGGATCTCTACGATGCAGCACAGGCCACCACCTACTACACCCTGACCCAGACCAACGGCGTTGATTCCATCGTTGCCGGGGCCGGTGGGGTTCTCACCCTCACTTTGGGCGGGGCTGACAACGACCTTGCCCAACTCTACGGCACCAACGCGGCATGGGCGACTTCGGCCACAAAGAAGATGTTTTTTGAGGCTGCTGTCACGGTCGCAAAGGGCGCGTCTGGCACCATCGGCCAAGAGGAACTTTTCGTTGGGCTTTCTTCCGTCCAAGCAGGGACCAACTTTTTCAACGCCGACGGCACGTTGAGGACGATGGACGATGCCATTGGGTTCGCCTCTTTTGATGGCTCGGTCAACATCGACTGCATCCAAGGAGAGGCTGACGTTTTCTCCACCGAAACCGCTGCGACCGTCTACGCCGACGCTACCAAGCTGGTTTTGAGTTGGTACTACGACGGGGACGGGAACACCAAGTTCTATAAGGACGACGCGCTGGTTGCCACCCTGACCACAAGCCTTGCAACATCAGCACTGACCCCGATGTTCTACGTCAAGGACGGCGAGGGCAAGGCCAAAGTCCTGTCCGTTGACTACTACCTTGTCGCGCGGGAGAGATAATCATGGCTGACACGACGCAAATTAAGTGGGTTTTCCCGCCGAATTGGGACGGCGGCTATGACCCTGGATGCGGTTTTTACAGGATGACCGTCAAGTTCACCGGGTATTCCGATGCCACCGGGGAAACCGATGCGATCAAGATCAACAGGAGTGAACTCAGAACGTCCACCGGGACCGTGCCGACCAAGATTATCGTGGAGTCCATCAAGTGGAACGTCCACGGGCTGACGGCTATTTTGGAATGGGACAATTCCACCGACGAGGTTATCGCCTACATGAACGGCGGCGTTACTGCCGGGTCAAACAGCGGCAACCAATCTTGGCCGGGTGGACTCCACCCCATCGACACGGACGGGACCGGGGATATTGTCCTGACTACCTCGAACTGCGCTGCCGGTGACACTTACGATGTCACCATGAGGATTCGGCTGAAGACATGACCTACCGCCCAGGCGATTACTACGTAATTTGCGGCAAATGCGGCACTCGCAGGTACAGGAGTGAGTGCCGCATGGACGGATATTACACTGGGACGATTGTTTGTTCTAACACCTGTTACGACCCTCCACGGGTTTTCCCGAAAGCGCCAACCGACAAACAGGCTGTTGAAAACGCTCGTCCCGACAAGTCTTCAGCCAACACCACGACAACGACTTCGGCGGCATCGAGCAAGTGCGACAAAACGGTCACACTGACCTCCACCACGGGAATTTACAATCTTGTTTCAATCGGGATCACCCTGGATAACGACGACATTCAGTGGACGTTTGCCACAGCCGCCCCCGCCTTGGGAGTGGTGGCTATAAATGAAAAGCTCACAGATGACGTTGCAAAGGGCAATACAGTAGTTATCCCAGACACTTCAGGCGAAACGAGCGTTGTAAGCTACACCGCAGCGCAACGATTGGCGGCTATATAATGGCTACAGCTATATCAGCGTGGAACGTAAAATTAGGCGGGAGTATCTTAAATTGTTCCGACGCGATGCTTCAGGCGGCAACCCTTTCAGCGATTCGTGAGTTTTGCCGGAAGACTGAGCTTTGGACGGTGGAATTGACGGCGATCAGCATCGTGGCTGACACGGCAGAGTATGCCCTCGCAACGACTGCCGGGGATGTCATCAACACCGATCACGTTGAAATTGACGACGAGCCTATCACCG